CGGGGTGTCGAAGGGTCGAAATCAGAACCATGGATAACTGATTAGATGAATAGACTGGTGTTGGTTCAAATCCAACCCTCGCAACCAAAAAAGAAAGGTTCATATGAGTCGTAGACGCATTAGACGTAGTGTTCCAATTGATGTAATTCTTCAAGTAATTAAGTCAAAAGGATTTTTCTGGTGTGATTGGATTAGTGATGGATCAACACGGTCTAAATGTAAAGAATTGATTGAGCGTGGTTTGATCGTGGAAAGTTTCCGAAATAAACACGGTGTTGAATACAAATTAGCAAAAACCAACACACTCAAAAAAGAAAATCATGGAACATAATCTATACAATCACCCACATCATCATCAAACACGTAATATTATATCTAATTTTGATGCGGCTATCGTTGAGTTGTTGGGCAGAAAGTATGATCTCATGCCAGAACAGAGGCGACTCGTTCTAGATAAATTGATGAAAACTTTGTATGAGATTCGGTATTCTTGTGAACATACGATTACTGGAACCCCTGAATATGGGGCACATTGTGTTGGTTGTGGAAAACGGTTTGGTTGGTATTGTGAAGAATCTCCATCGCTAATATGCGAATACGATGATGATAATCCAGAATATTGTATCTATTGTGGAGAACCGGAAGAAAGAAAATAGAACATCCTCTTCTTGACTTTGTTAGAAAAATGTGTTAAAATGTATTAAGCCCACGTAGTCCAATTGGCAGAGGCAACAGGCTCAAACCCTGTATAGTGTGAGTTCGAATCTCACCGTGGGCACCAAAAATCAAATCACCCAGGAATTATATTATGTCATATTTTGTTCGTTCGGGAAATGGATATTCAGTAGCATCTAAGACTTCATTTGTGTATGAAAATAGTCTTCCAGTAGGAACTTATGTAGTTAAGTTTGATCCTATGTCTCGCCAATTTCAATTGGAGATCGTAGACGATTTCACAATAAACCATAAGTTATATGGTAATACAATTAAGAATGCTGATCGAATCATCAATACATTCAATACTCGTACTCATTCAACTGGTGTTATGTTGTGTGGTGAAAAGGGATCTGGTAAGACACTCTTAGCAAAGGTTATTTCTATTATGTGTCGGAAATCTAATGTCCCGACAATCATCATCAATCAGGCTCATTGTGGTGATGAGTTCAATACGTTTCTACAAACTATCGATCAAGATTGTGTTGTAATCTTTGATGAATTCGAAAAGGTATATTCTGATCGTAAGGTACAGGAAGCGGTTTTAACTCTACTTGATGGTGTTTATCCTTCGAAGAAGTTGTTTATCCTAACCGTGAACAACAAAGATCGAATTGATATTAACATGAAGAATCGTCCGGGTAGAATTTATTATATGTTAGATTTCAATGGACTTGAACTTAATTTCATTCGTGAATATTGCATGGAGAATTTGAATAACAAGAACCATATTGAATCTATCTGTAAGGTTTCGCTGATCTTTGATTCATTTAATTTCGATATGTTGAAGGCGATTGTAGAGGAAATGAATCGCTATAACGAGACAGTAAATGAAGTTATTAAATTCATCAACACGAAGCCGGAATTCAATGCTGGAGTTGAATATGAGGTTCAAATTAAACTAGCAAAGACCCAATCCAGGATTGATGAAATTGTTGATAGCTCACTAGATCCAGCGGAAGTATTTGCTGACAATTTGAGATACACAAGAAAGACAACAACCAATCCACTGTCATTGGGTGATGTCGGACTCGATTTCTCGGTATTTTTTGAAAATGATCGGTTCAGTGAACTAAATTATTGGGTCTCATTTGGAGATAATGATTTAATTGATATGAATCCACATGAGAATTCGTTCACTTATTGTAATGCACATGGGGATACTCTGATCCTGACAAGAGCGAAGAAGATGCAGTTCGCCTATGCGTTCTGAGGATAACATGAAATATATATTCTGTGATTTAGAGACTACCGGAACAAACCCAGAGAAACACGGAATCATTCAACTGTCCGGGATTGTTGAAGTTAATGGTGAAGTAGTTGATGAATTCAATTACAAGATTCAACCGTTTCCTGGTCAGATGATTTCACCCGAAGCACTAACTGTGAATGGTATCACCGTAGAACAAATTAAAACATTCACAAAACCCGCTGTTGTATATGGTGAATTCATCGCCATGTTGGGTAAGCATGTAGATAAGTTCAATAAGAAGGATAAGTTCTTTCTTGTCGGATATAATTCGGGGGCGTTCGATGATCCTTTTCTGAGACAGTTCTTTGTTAATAATGAAGATACTTATTACGGTTCTTGGTTCTGGTGGCCAACAATTGATATTGCCCCATTTGCATCAGAATTTTTAAAAGAACACAGGTCATCATTTCCTGATTTCAAGTTGAGTACTGTTGCAAAGGCAATCGGAATTGAAGTTGGTGGTGACTTACATGATGCAATGTATGATGCTAAGTTAGTACGAAGTGTTTATAAGAAATTAATTTTGGGAGAATAATTATGATTCGATTTGATATGGATGGTAAGAATATGGCAATTGACTTCACTTACGATAGGGTTGATGGTTGCCGAATTACTGTAGCGAAGATTCTAGATGAGTCTGAAGTTAAGTTTCTTGGATTCGCAACACAGGATTCTCGTGATCGTGATGTAAAGGAAGTTGGACGAAAGATTGCCCTACGACGACTACTGACTACTTCGAAGATGAATCGTTCAGAACGAACTAAGGTCTGGACTGCATATCATAATCGAGGTAAGCATCGAATGTTGAACACCACCGCATAATAAATAAATCAAATTGGAGAGAGATAGAATGTCCGTACTTGTCTTGAATAGTCAATACTTACCTATACAAACTACATCGGTTAAGAAAGCCATTAAGTTAATTTATCGTGGCGTTGCTGTTGCCGAGAAGTATACTGACATGATGTGGCATTCTATCTCCTCAGAAATTATTCTTCCGTCTGTAATCAGGTTGATTAATTTTCATAAGATTCCTGTCAAAACTTATAAGTTATCCAAGAAGAATATTCTTATCAGAGACAGATACACTTGTCAATATTGTAAACAAACTGTATCAGATAGATCACTTACAATAGATCATATTATTCCGAAATCTAGGGGAGGATCTTCTAAATGGGAGAATTTGGTTACTGCTTGTAAAAGATGTAATTCTATTAAAGCCGACAGAACTCCGGAAGAAGCTGGTATGTTACTGTTGTCTAAACCATCGAGGATCAGTATCCACACACATACAACAATCTTGCGTAATAGAGGCGAGATTTATCCTGATTGGTCTGAATTTTTGTATAACTGAGGGCACATGAAGAATCTTAATGATATTTTACTTGGAATCGTAATTGCCATAGTATTATGGGTTTCTCTCGCAAGTATCTTTGCTTCGGGAAAGGTGGAATCATATTACATGCAAATGGCCAATAGTGTTGGAGTTCCGGTGTATTGTGTACATGCAGATATGAATTGGAGACCAGATGGGACTGTATATTGTTCGGAAGATCCATCTAAGGTATTCATGATGACTACTGTATTGAATGAACAATTGAAATCATCTTTGATTAAGCCACCACAAAGACTTCCAGGAGGATTATCTTGATTAACGTATTGATTATCTTACTCGTTCTTTTTCTGATTAAAGAATATCAATTATCAGAATAAACTTGACATCTTCTGAGGATCTTGCTATACTTAAAGCATGAAGAAGACCCTAACTGTCAAGATGTACGATCTCGAAAATAATCTCATCGTAGTTTACACCTACCCCAACATTCCCTCGATGGAAGCCGCCGATACCAAGATCGATGAGATTAAAGAAGCACTTTATTCGAAGTTTTATGTCCCAGAGGTATATTACGCAACGATGGTGTATTTTTGGGATGAGAAAAACTTCATCTCAGATTCTTGGGAATGTGAAGTGATTTAGTATCAAATTGAGTTTAGACGAATGGGTGCTTCGGCACCCATTTTTTGTTAAATAAGTACACTAGGTAATCAAAATGATTTTAATCGACTTGAATCAAATAGTTGTTGCTAATATTATGCAACAAATAAACATATCGAAAAATGACGAACTCGATGAGGGTTTCTTGCGTCATATGATACTCAATTCTATTCGGTCGATTAAAACTAAATTCGGTGAAGAATATGGTGAATTGATTATTTGTTCTGATTCACATAATTACTGGCGAAAGAAAATCTTCCCGAATTACAAGGCGAATAGAAAGAAGACCAGAGATGCATCTATCTTTGACTGGTCTTTGATATTCAAATCAATCAATAAAATCAAGACTGAAATAAAAGATAACTTCCCATATAAATTTATAGAGATACCTACGTGCGAAGCCGATGATATTATCGCCGCAATAACAAAAGATAATCAGGACCAAAAAATTCTCATTGTGTCCGGTGATAAAGACTTCGTACAGTTACAAAAATATAAGAATGTAAGACAGTATTCGACTATCACAAAGACATGGATTAAGGATGATGAACCGCAGAAATACTTACTCCATAAAATATTAATTGGTGATTCAGGTGATGGTATTCCCAACTTTCTATCCGACGATGATACCTTTATCATAGACGGAAAAAGACAGCGGAGAGTTACACAGAAAAAAATTAGTCAAATAATGTCTTGTAAGTATCCTGATTCTCTAATGACTGAATCTGAATATCGTGGATACATTCGGAATAAGTATCTAATAGATTTCGAACATATTCCAGAAGATTTGACTAAGATTATTCTTGATGAATTATCTAAACCAATCAAACCAACATCAACCGAAGTATATAGATATTTGATTCGTAATGGATTGAAGTCACTTATTAATAATATTGGAGATTTTTAATGTATCAGAAAAACATCCCAGATGTACTCAGAATTGCGAACGAAATCGAAGACCCCGAACAAAGAGCGAAATTCTTGAATGAGAATATGCGTGATTCCTTAGTTAAAGTTCTTGCTTCGATTCATAATCCAGAAATTGAATTTGATAAATTCAAGGGAATTTCTTATTCTACGAAATACAACAAAGCAGGTATTTCAGATTCTTCATTAGATCATGAAATGAAGCGATTGTATATTTTCGAGAAAACAAATGCAACTCAATATGAACGCAAGAGACAGCGGCTGATTCAGATCTTAGAATCTCTATATGACGAAGAAGCAAAGTTGTTATATGAGTCTATCATATGCAAATATAATCCATATAAGAACATCAACAAGAACTTTATCAAGAAATACTTTCCGTTCATACTAACGACAAAAATCGAACGTAAGTAATTGACTTACTCACTCATATGTGATATAATTTAAAAAGGTGATATATAATGACTACACAAACTCAAACTAGTTTACAACTAGATCCATTTACTCTTAAAGTACTTTCGAATTTTTCTTCAATCAATAACGGAATTGTTATCAAGGCTGGTTCTGAGATCCGGACAATGACCGAGAGCAAAACTGTACTTGCCGAAGTTATTGTTCCAGATACGTTCCCGGTTGATTTTGCTATATATGATTTGCGCCAAATGTTGAATTTCGTTTCCTCATTGTTCACAAATCCTACACTAGAATTCTCAGATAAGTACATGACTCTGGCATCTGGCAATGATTTGACTAAGATATTTTATTGTAATGCAGATTTAATCTCGACGCCATCGAAGCGCATTACAATGCCATCGGAGGATATTGTATTTGAGTTGTCACAAGACACAATTCATAAGATCACTAAGTCATCTTCGATTCTTGGTGCAGACGATCTTCTATTTACTTCTAACGGATCTTCGGTTGATATTAGTGTATTGGATAAGACCAATTCATCCACAAATACTTGGTCAACCACAACCCCCGCAAAGTTCACCGATGATTTCTCTGTTTATTTGAAGATCAGTAATCTGAAGATGTTAGATGGTGATTATTCTGTTACTATCTCTAAAAAAGGTATTACCCGATTCAAACATATGCGCAATGATCTGAAATATTTCATTGCAACAGAAGCCGATTCGAAGATTTAGTTCTTGACAAATTGAGATCAAGGTGGTATACTGAGGTATACCACCTTTTTATTTGGGGAGATTATGATTAAAGAAAATACATTATGGGTTGAGAAGTGGCGTCCTAAAACGATTGATGAATGCATCCTGACAGATGATATCAAGAAAGTCTTCAAGAAATTTGTCACAAACAAAGATATTCCGAATATGTTATTGACTGGTAAACCCGGAATAGGAAAAACAACGATTGCTAAAGCCGCCTGCTCTGAGATGGGTGTTGATTGTATGGTAATCAATGCTTCGGATGAAAATGGTATAGATACGCTCAGAAACAAGATCAAGATATTTGCATCATCCGTCTCTCTTTCTGGTGGACAGAAAGTGGTTATTCTAGATGAGGCCGATTATCTACAACAGAATTCGGTTCAACCTGCACTGAGAAACTTTCTTGAAGAATTCTCGGGTAACTGTAGATTTATCTTGACTTGTAATTACAAACGTAGGATTATTGAACCACTTCTTTCTAGATTGACTGTGTTTGAGTTTGCTATCCCCTCGACACAGAAAGCAAAGGTTGCTGCCGGATTCATGAAGAGAGTTCAGATGATTCTCACTTCGGAGGGAATCCAATATGATACCAAAGTCCTAGCCGAAGTTATCATGAAATTCTTCCCAGACTTCCGAAAGTGTTTATCGGAATTGCAGCGATATTATAACACAAATGGAAAAATTGATGTAGGAATACTTTCATACATTCAAGATGCCTCAGTGAAAGATCTGATGAAAGATATCAAGGAAAAGAATTTCGGTGGTATGCGTAAGTGGGTTGCAGAAAATCTAGATTCTGATCCGAATACCGTTATTCGTTTGTTATTCGATTCACTAGAAGATTATTTAATTCCGGCATCTATTCCACAGGCAATTCTTATCTTGGCTGATTTTCAGTACAAGGCTGCGTTTGTTGCCGATCAAGAAATCAACATGACTGCAATGTTGACTAATATCATGGCAGAGTGTACATTCCGATGAGTAACACCAATTCACCACTCTTCACAATAATTAATTCTATTAATTGGGACAAAGACGCCGATCTGATTCATGAATATAATGAATCAGATTACGTTCCTTTCTTAGTGAATAGAGGAATGTCGATGAATCCAGATACGGTTTTGTATGCTCAAGACATGAATTTGTCACCTAATCTAGATAGAATATTACAGTATAAATATTATCTGTATAGCGTCAGAAAGAAGAAGCGATACTCATCTTGGGCAAAGAAAATTAAAGTAGATGATAATATGAAGATTATTTCTGAGTATTATGGAATCTCGATTAAAAAAGCTAAAGAATGTTCAGATATGATTTCTTCCGAAGACCTAGATCACATGAAATCATACTTAGAAAAAGGTGGTGTCAAGAAAAAATAGAGTGACACCTTTGGGTTTTAATTAATGACTGACAGAATACAAAATTTGGTTAATACTTTCATCGAGATTAGATTATCATCCGATGATGCATTCTTGCTTTGTAAAGAGACTCTTACACGCATAGGTATTCCTTCAAATAAAGATAGAAGATTGTATCAATCATGTCATATCTTACATAAGAAGGGTAAATATTATCTGGTTCATTTCAAAGAATTATTTGCGTTAGATAATAAAGCAAATAATCTAGATGATGATGATCTAGGAAGAAGGAATATGATTGCCAAATTACTGCACGACTGGGGACTTTGTGAGGTTGTTGGTGCGGAATATGTGGGTGAGGATGTTGAAACGAGAAAGAAAATTTTCAAGTATCCTGAGAAGATGGCTACATTCTGTCCGATTAATAAGATTAAGATTATTCCATTTTCTGATAAAGGAAACTGGGATCTCGTTGCTAAGTATTCAATTGGGAAGAAATCTTATTAATTTTTATTGATATAAGCAAACATTCTCTTGATTGAACCAGAGTTGTCGAGAGTATATGGTGATTTAAGTTCTCCGAGTATTCGTCCTGTTACTCGGAGAACTGCTTTAGATACTGGGTAAATTTTGTTTTTGTGTGTTACGGTTTCATTCTTCGACTTATCAGCACCAGCAAAACCAAGGCGATATTCAATTTGTGCTTGTAACCCGTCAATCGACGGGATTGGTAGATTTAATGGATTGTTGCCCATATAAAACAATCCACTTCCACCTATCTGAATATAATATATGTTTTTCTTATTATAATACTCAGATATGAATTTAGTGTCAACATACTCATTTAAATTAATTGCTCTGAGATAACCATCTTGTTGTAATATGTTTCTGGCATTAGTTGTGATATTCAAAGGAATACCCGATATATTTTTATTGTAAAACGTATCAATATTTTTGGCTTTATCTATATAATCATTCAACGCTTTTTTGCGTTTCTTTATCGATCTCAATACCATATTTCCATATGCAGGATCAATTTCAAAAAGATGCCTTATACCAAACCGCTCGGTGTCTCTATCATAAACAACAGAAAAACTCCCCATCTGTGAATATCTATCTTTTTTAATTTCTACATTAAACGGTTTTCTTTTATACTGGACCTCTATATCGATTTGCCCCGAGTGAAATCCAGCAGTAGAAATACCATCATTCAATATCTTCAATCCAGGAATGTTAGCCGATTGTAAAGAATCTAACACCCTAGTTTCATATTCAACACCACCAAAATTTGCACCTTCTGCGAGAAATTCTAAGAATGTTTTCATAGGGTTTCTATCTTGTAATACGAGTAATTTAAAGTTACGTCAGTTGTGATTGGCGTAACATCAGATATTGAGGAATCGTATGTAAGAGGAGACAGGGATAGGGGCCATGTATCGATAAATGTTACTTTAACGATTGGATTGAATTTTGTACTCAAGATAATCAATTGTGCATCTGAATACTTATTCTGCTTCTCTGACAAAGACGGATTTTCTCTTACCTTTGTTCTATACTGACCCAAATCCATAGGATGTCCTATCGCAAATAGCCAATTATATAACTCAATGTAATTGGCTAAATTTTCTTGTACGATGAAATTTAAAACAAGTGGATCGTATGTTAATTTGTCTCCAGGTAATTTCAAATCAAGAATCGGAGTAGGTTGAATAACTTCTCCAATCGTGACACCTGGAAGATTGACAGAGTATGACCAAAATTCTACATTAGGAAATTTATTGAATGACAACTTAAAGAGTGCTGGATTTGATTGATCGATTGAGGATATATTAGTCATGTTCGGTTATCTCTATTTTTAGTGGATCGGAACCTTTCCAGATTCTATGAAAAACCATTTTTGGTATGCGTATAGTTTTACCGGGAATTAGATCCTGTGGAAGCTCATTATCAAATTGTAACTTCCATCCAGAACCTTCTATTATGGTAACTATCCTATGATTCAAATCTCTATGCCATACTAATTCAGAAGGATCTACGTCAGGAGAAAATTCCCTGATGAAAGTTCTATCCGATAGTTTGTTTTGGGTATATGGTTCCATTAATTAGACTTAGTAATTCTCAGGAATAATTCGATTTTTTGAATGATAGTCATTTTTATTAATCGGAAATTGGATAAACGTTATGATACATTTTTGTATCCACAAATATCTCATCCTTTTCCAATTCACCTTTCCAAAAATTAAGGAAATCTTTTGTATTAAATCTTACATTAATTAAAGTATCCAAATCTATAGAATCATTATTTTCATCTCTATATTCGTCATTAATTAACGATATCTGATATTTCTCGCCTGGATATTTTTGTTTTTTTGGAATCAATATGTATATTTCATTATTCGAATATGTGTATTGACAGAAGCTATTTTTTCCCTGTTCAGAATCAGCAGAGGTACACCATTTAGCAAATACTGTATCGGTGACCAATTTACCACCTTCTATTTTCGATCTACCTAATTTTCTTGCAGAGAAGTAACTTGAAGGTGTAAATATAATCACATCTTCATTATTGAATACTGCGTCTTTCATCGAATCAACATTCTTCTCTTCATCACTAATAACACTAGATCTATACAACTTAACTAAGCTGATTATGAAATCATCCTCATCACCATTCTCAAATAATTCCAATACCTTTCTGAAATCTTTATATTCTTTTGGTAAATTATTCTTAGATGACAAGTAATTATGTGCATCGATAATATCAGACATCGTTAGAAATGATTGATCTTTATATCTATAATTCATATTGCTTATGATATATCTTTTCTCAATTAGCCTTTTCAGCGATAATGACTTATCTTTAAGTATAGAATCGATCAATAATGATGTGTATTTATCTGTGGGGGTTCTATCTACATTTTTACTAACAGAAACAACTATATCATTCAATATATCTTCTATTAATCCGGTTGGTGAATCTGGATCTTGAAGTTCTGATTCATATTCATCTATATTGTGCTTTGTTGGGTCAAAAGTTTTTAAGAATTTTTTTTGTGGATAATTATCCGAATATTCTGGATATAATACATTAGCAATAAATCTTAGTTTAGCAGAACTATCCGGGTTTTGTTTTTCGATAAATTTTTTGAATCTTGATAATTTATTCTTTACTTCAATACCAGCATTGAATTCTAGGATGTAATTTTTGAATGATTTCATATTCTTACCAGAAAAATTCCCCTCCACCAGTCAATCCTAATGCCTTTGCATATCTTGGAATTCGACATGCCCAGTAACCAGGAGTTGTTTTATCTTTCTTTTCTGCACATCTATGTCTTGCGGCAAATGATTTTCTGGCTTCTGGATTATTAATCTTTGCATTCAACCCAGTAGTATCACCGAATTCGACCTTAATTACATTACCTTTTTCGTTTCTGACATATACATAGAATTTCTTATTTCCCCCACGTTTGGGTGAATTTAACTCTGGTTCTTTGTTCTCTTCGATATTGTCCAATAGATATGATCTTAACTTATTGATGAATACAACTCTAGACATATATTTTCGAATTCCATTATCCGGTAGGACCTTTTCTAATTTACCATTAGGGAAGAATTCCCATCGTACTGTTTCATAATTCATAGCCATATCATTATCATATACAAAGGCCAAAACATTTTCTGTCATTTTTTTGGTTGGTGCCGAAGAATCCAACCATAATTGGGCCT